ACTTTGAACCGCATCAATATCAAATTCTTGAGGATCAACAAATACTTCTTTAACTGTACCCTGAATTATTGGTTCAACAGCAGCACCAACTCCAGTGCTTGTTTCAATACCAACTATTGGTGGATTAACAACATCATATCCACTTCCAGCATTTAATAGGTCAATAGATTCAAGAGGACCATAATATATTTGATTATCTGAAATAGGTGAACGAATTTGAACACCATTTATCAATATACCAATATCATTAGTAGGTATATCTTGATTTGAACTAACAAATAAATTTTGAGATAATGGAATCTTTCTTAATATCTTATCCGCTTCTAATGTTCTGCTTTTATGCTTTTCTAATACAAATCTATGAACATCAGTTGTAGATGTAGTAGGACCAACTTGGACAGTGCTTGCAGATCCAATTTGTGCCAAAGAATTAAATATTCTAATCTTTGTAATATCTTGACCTGGTTGAGGTATAACAGGATCTACAAAATATGTTCTACCTGTATCCAATCCAACTAATCCTGCACCTTCTGGTAGATAAGTAACAGCATCACCTTGAATAAATTTTATATTTCTACCAATATTAAAGTTTACAAAACTATATCGGTCATTCAAAGGATTAAAACCATCTAATCCAGCAGCAGTTCCTCCTGTAAGTGTTTCTTCTACAATATCAGTTGTTATATCATAACTTGGTAAAGAGTTTGATGCAACGTATCCATCAGCATTTCCGTCAGTGTATACACTCAAAGTATCTGCAATAATTGTATCATTTCCTTGAGTTATGCTTACACCTGAACTTGTTGCCTTTTCAACTTTTCTACGAATATCATATAGTTGATTTGCATCTTGAGTAAATCCAGCAATATTTGATACTGTTATCTGATTCAATCCAGTGTTTATACTTGCGACAGTACCACTACCAGCTATAACCTGTTCATTTCTTTTTAGAATATCAAATCTATCACCAATCTTAAGAGATGATTTGTCAATTGGAGTTTTTAATGTGAAGGTTGAACCTCCAACTGGTATATCAACTTGAAATCTTGAACTTGTATTATAGATCCAAGAATTAGCAAATATTTGTTTATAATTTTTATTATCATTTTCAATTTTTTCACCAATATTTTTAACAAAGAAATTTTCACCTTCATTAATCAAACTTATATCAGTGATTGGAACTAACTCAGATAATACACCAGTAATTCTTAAATCAACTCTTTTTGATAAGTCACCATTTTCATATCCAAATATTGTTTCACTTGCCCTAATATTATCTGCAGTACCTAGACCAACACCTACTCCACTACAACCAAAGAACTGATTTATTGATTTAGATGTATAATTTATCTCTGAATTTACACCACTTACTACAGTTCCAGTAGTACCAAATCCTACAGTTGAATCTACATTGATAATTGAAGAACCCGCAGATACTTGATCGAGAATCTTTGTATTACCAGGAACATTAAATACACCTTCAATCAAGTCACGGTCACTAAATCCAACAAATAATGCAATTTTAAAATAATTTTTACCATCTCTTTTAATTATTTCAACTTCAGACACTGAAGCATTTGTTGAAGTATCAGTTGATTTGAATATTGTCTGACCTGTTAAATTTTGTGGTTCTCCAGTTGGTGTAATTAAATCTGCTACAACTACTTCACGACGTATAAATTCTGCATCAGAGGGTTTTATGAGATTACCTTCTAAATCTAATACTCTTGATTCTACTCCATATAATACTTTAAATAAAATTCTTACAGATTCTTCAATACCTTTTGATTGATAAAATGAACGAGCAAACTTTGTAAAATTACCTACATCTAAATTATCTGCAAAATCATTATTTTCTAATCCAGGTAAAAAAGTTTTCTTCATTTTTTTGAAGAATTCCTGAATGAATAATACCGATAAATTAGTTAACGATGATCCAGATGTATGAGAAGTTGCAGTTGTTTCACTAAACTTTAAACTTTCTTGATTTATGTTCAACAATGATGATGATACACCAACATTATATCCAGTAATACCACTAAACCCACGAACACAACCAGTGAATGAAGTTGAAGTTATTCCAGTGTAAGTGATTATTTCATCATCTATCTTAAGAAGTCCATATTCAGAAGGAAATCCTTTTGTACTAGGAACTGTTATAGTGGTATCTGTAGTTGATATTCCTGCAGAAATAGTTGTAACCCCTACAACAACTTCAGGAACTAAATTATCTACTTTTAAATATTGATCAAGATTACTAATTAAATCAGTAGGACCACCTTGAAACTCTTGAGAAATGAAATATTGTTTAAAAAACTCTGTTGCATTTGGAAAATCAGATATCAAAAATTCAGGTAACTGATTTTCAATAATCGTGTTGACTTGTATTCTTCTGTCAATTTGTGACATAAATTATTTCCTCTCTAAATCTCCATTAGAGTAACTTGATGTGTAGTAATCCCTTGTAAATACAACTCCTGAAACATCTTCACCTGAAGCAATTACATCCTTAATAGTATTTATTGTGCTTTTCGATACGTCAAAATTAAGGTATAAGTCCTTTAATCCCACAACATCATTTGATTCTGGGAATGCTTGAACCTCAATTATGTTATTATCACTTACAGTTGAAGTTATATTGATAGTGTTTAGAATAACTTCACCTTTTTTATAATCAACAACTCCTGCATCTTTAACTATAACTCTCTGCTCACCTCTATTATTTTTAGTTACCACACTGAGTGTTCCCATATTACTTCCGTCTAAGTTACCAGCAGCGTTTTTATTTGGAACATCAGTAATATATGCAACATCGTTAAAACCATTAATTGTAAATCCTGTGCTTTTTATATTGTATCCAGCAGAATTAATATTAAATTTGTTACCAAAACAAAGTTCATATTGTGCAAATTGATTTAATAATGCTTTTAAATCTCTTCTTATAATAACTTTGGTTATGTTAGATGTAATTCCATTATCAATACGATCTATAAGTGTGCTGACTTTACTATATTTAAATCTACCACCAAATTTATTTAATTCAACATTAGAAGCATATGAATTCAATGTGCTTACAATTGCACTTCTTAAATTAGATGCTGATGCAATCTGTGAAGAATTATAATAAACAGAGGAATCTATCTCTACATATAGTATTTTTAGATCAACTATTTCAGAATTTATACCAGCGATAGCGTAATTTTTTAATTTGTTCTTTATTTGAGATTTATCAAAATCTGATACAAAAGTACCATTTTTTGGTTTAATACTAATTTGAACTTTACCAAATTGTGGTGGATCTAATTCTTCTCCTCCAACAACAGCAACAGATTCAGTTTGAGGAAAAATTGTTCCTATTATTGCTTCATAATCTCTTGGTGTAACTGCTCTATATTGTGCTGAATAAAGTCTTGGTGCAAAGTACTTAATAGACGACAAATCTTCAACTTCAGCACCGTTAGAAGCGTTTGTAAGTGTAGTAATTGAAATGCTATCAGATGGTGTAAAGAAAGTTCCATCACTCTTATTAAATGAACCTTGGAAATTGAAATTAGATGGTCCATTACCATCCTGACCTTCAGTTACAATATAAGTTACTGTAATCACCGAATTATTTTCTAATTTTCTACCAAATAATCCATCACCAAATAAAATTTCATATTTTTCATCTTGAACTTCTTGAGAAAGGAATATTTCTGAGTTCTTATCAATATTTAAAATATTGTCAACCATACTATACTTTCTACCAAGTCCAACATCAGAAGTTCCTTTAACATAAACTCTGATAGTTGAACTATCAATATTTGGACTATCAATTATAAATCTTTGATCTTTAGAATTATCAGCAACAAAAACTCTTGTTAAGTATGTTCCTTCATAAACTGTGATTGGATCATCAAACTGTGCAAATGATGTTCCACCTATATCTCTAACTCTCGACGAAATAATATTATCAGGTAATGAAAATCTAAACGTAGTATTCTCTGCACTTCCAACACATACGAGTCCTGAACGTAGTGTTAAAAACTTTGTAGTGCTATCATTTGTTGTTCCAACGTCTATGTCACCAATTCTTATTGTCGCTGTTGCAGCGGTTTTTGAACGGGGTACATAACCAATATTTCTTGCTAATGAAACTACATTTTCTCTTATGGTTGCAGAATCTAAAAATGATTCATTTGCAACTAAGTTTGCATTAAATGAATTAATATATGTGTTATACGCTAAAGTATCAATTAAAACTGAAAAGTTAGAACCTTCAAAGTCAAAACCACTAAAATTTGAGTTTGAACGAAGAAAATCTTTTATTTGTGCTTTGATTCCATCAAAGTCTAAATTTGTAAACTGTGTAAAGGGCATATTATCTTGTTGGTTCTAATAAAAATGTGAATGTTTGAGTTGGTACGTCTAATCCAACGATATCAAAAATTAATTTCACACTAAAAGTATTATCATCAGGTCGTACACTTGGTTCAATTACCAAATTAGCAACTCTTGGTTCAAAGTTTCTAATCGTATCTCTTATTTGATCCTCTATAGTAACAAGAGTTTCACGAGAAAAGTTTTCAAATAAAGATCCACGTATATCTGTTCCAATTAAAGAGTTAAAAAATCTTTCAGTCGGAATAGTTTCTACCAAATTTCTCACCGATCTTACAACTGCTCGCTCATTTATAAGCACAGGAAGATCTTTTGT